AGATATTTCTTTGACATTTTACTATAAGAAATATAAAAATAAAAATAAAAAATTAATTTAAATTAATTGATAGAAATTATTTAGAGAGATACAACGACCGAATCTCCCTTGATGGTTATGCGTCGAACATGGTAGATAAAACACATGAGGAGTTTGTCTTTCTGCGGTGCTTGATCTACGCCAGCAGTCGTGCTTTCATTGTAGAACAATTGGAGCTGATTGGATCTATTGTTTAGATTGGCGACACCACCATCGAGGGCATATGCTCGACCAATGATAAAGTTTCTGTTGTAATCACAGAAGGATCGAGGGAGTATTTCAGCATTTAGAAGTGCTTTTTCTAATTCAATCAGTGGCTGTGCCGAAATGGATTTCCCACCATTTATCTTTGAAACATCAACTGGTCTTGAAGGAACAAGTTTATCATCAATCACGAACTGATATGAACTTAATTTGTCTATAATTCCAACTTGTCCCGAACGGATAGAATGAAGGCGACCATCATCTGCGAGACGCTCCTCGTCATAGGTGTTTCCATCGGCACTGATTAACTGTGCCGTGTTATAGACCGAGGCGTCGGTTGGTACAACCAAGCAACATTTGGCACGAGTTGCTGAACTGTCAAGATTAACAGTTGCATTTCGATTGCTTTTTAATAGAGAATGTTTAATGTTTGTTGCGGATAGAATATCGAAATCAATTGATCCACCTTCTCTTAATTTACAAATCATGCCCTCTTCATATCTTGGGTCGCATTCAATCTTCTGGCAAACAAGCTGTAAATCGGAGAGTGTGTATGATGGCTGATATGCCGTGATTGGAGCAATTACTTGAACCGATGTGTCATCGTTTCTCGTTGTTCTCTTATCAACCGCCCTCGAATATACGACGAAGTTTCTTGAAGTAATCTCCACACCACCTTGGGCGGCGGCACCACCCGCTGCGAGATTTCTGAAAGAAGTTGTGGTTAATTTAACAAAATTAGCAGCGCCATCAAGTGATATATCCGTAATCACGACATCTCCATCAGTGATAGCATTTCCCCCAACAGTTAATCGAGCAGTTGCGAGAGGGTCGGTTTTAGAACAGATGCCAATGACTTCACCTTTCACAAAAGGACAATCATCAACGGTCAGCATGTTATTATCTTTCGCCAAGAAAATCTCGGTGAAATTAGTTCCGCCAGCAGCAGTGCCATTAGCCGCGAAAGAAGTTCCAGCGTTATCAGAACCGTGAATCAATGGATTCTGCTGCATTCTGCGATGACGATTGACTGAATCAAGCTGCTTGATACAGCGTGCCGCATCTTCTAAATCAATTTCAATGTATAGACCTTGGGTCATCATGACTGGAAATAACTTTTCACTATCAGCAAATATTCCAGTATGAAGGGGGAGAGAACATTTGGCTTCAACAAAATCAGTATCATCAAAATTGCGTGCCGCGGGAACTGCGGAAATAGGGGCAACATATGGGTTCGTTCTCGTATCGATTAAATTGGAAACAGATGTTCCAAGAGTTCCACGATTGGAAACCGTGGGAACCATGGCGCCTTCTTTTAGCGCTCGTATCTTTCTTAAATTGTCATCTTGATTGTAAGAATATTCCATCTGGACTTTGGTGTTGTAATCACTAATTTCTTCAAGTAAAGTTCCACGAGTTCCAGAATATATGCGAATATTCTTAATTAAACTCTGACCTCCGATGAAGGGATCGAGTTGGAGACGCGTGGGGATATTGTTCGTATCTGTCGCCGCTGGAAGGGATAGTTTCACTTTAAATTGTAAATAACTGTTTTTCCCATCAAGAAACTTCACATTTGGGGGGATCTCAAAATCTACTCTTGCACCACCGCTTCCAGCTTTGCCAGTGTAAGATTGACCGTTGGTCGAAGGTACAGAAACTTGTGTTTGGGATAATCCGATTTTCTCATCATTGCGCCAATACATAGACATTTTATATTATATAATATAAAAATATTTAAGTTAAATAAAATTAAAAAAAAAATAAAATAAAAGAATCATAAAGTTCTCGAAACGGCAGTGGTTATTTGTTGAGCGCTTCCAATTCCTTTTCCTTGTGCCGATAATCCAGCGGTTTCTTTTGCTGTGCTTTCGGCACTATCCTTAACATCTCCCGCCGTTTCGAATGCGGTAGCTCCCAAGGATATTCCAGCACCAAGTGCTTCAAGACCAATTCCAACGCCGGGGATTCCCATGCCTAATACACCCGCAATTTCAAGACCAGATCCAATAATATTGCCAACATTTCCAACTTGTTGCTCCCAATTATTTCCAATGCTTCCTCTTTGAATATCTTTGTATATTTCCAGACCTCCACCAAGACCAGCAATTCCAATTTTCGTTCCAGCCTTTTTGAGAAGATCTTTCCCTTCTTTTTTTGCGAGAAGTTCCGCCGCCGCTTTTTCAGATGTTCCAACTCCTTCTTTTGCCACTTGTGCGGTTTCTTCAAGAACACCAGACCTTCTCCCAATATCAGCAAACTGTCCCGTTCTTTCAGCTTGGGCGGTGGTTTCAATCAACGGTTCCGCAGCACCTTCAACAGATGATGCCGCTTGTGCTGGTCTCGATGATTCCAATGCTTCTCTTGCTTCATTTGTTGGTGTTAATCCACCAAGCTCAACACTATCATCAAGAATATTAGTGTCGGCGCGAATGCCCCCCGCTACGCTTGCATCACGAACAAATCCACCAGCAAATGAGGAAAGGGGATTTGATGCGGCGGCAAATGTTTCTTCTGCGGTCTCTGCTCCGAGTTCTTCTAAACCACCGGGGAGATCTTCAATCAATCCAGAAGTTCTCGCACCAAGAAATCCTTCTGCTGGTGCCGAAGCAAGTGAAACATCTTCCAATGCTTCCGCGCCAGTTCCTCCAACGGTTGCCGCCGATGCTCTCATGGCATCTCTTGTTGATGATGCGACGCGTGTTTTTGCTGGGACTGACCCCGCATCGCGGAGTTCAACGGCAAACTTTTCTTTGAATGATACTGGCAAGAATTGTCCCCCTCTTTGAACTCCACCTCTTAATCCCTTTAATACTTTTTTCCCTTCATCTGATGCGGCGAATGAATGTGCCGCCGTACCTCCTTTATACAAGTTGATTGCTTGTTGTTCCAATCCCTCTTGATCTTTCTGATTTCTTACTTCATCAATATTTGCGGCAAGCTGACCGTTGAAATCCCTCGCTTGGTGTGCGAGTGATCTCGCTTCCCTTGACAATCCATTTGCTTGTGATATAGAAACGCCCGCTCCATATAAATCCATTTTATATTATATAATATTTAATTTTTTTTATCATAATTAAAATAATTTTTTCTCACCCTCTCCAATTTTAGTTTCAAATCGAATATATGCGGTGGCTGGATTTGTTTGAAGATCCAAATATAAAAATGAATAGGGAGCATCATTGATTGCTTTGTTGTATAATTCCATAAATATGTTTGGAAACATATCTCCAAACTCTTCATTTATTTTCTCCAATTCTTTTTGATTCTGTTGTTTCATGATAATCACATCGGTTGCATTATTTCGAATAAGTCCACTGACGGCACGAAATGATTGAGTTGTGAATGCCAGCAATCCTATTCCATAATGTCGAAATCGTGTTGCAAGAAAACTGACAGCATTTGATTTCTTAAAATCTTTTGTTAATATATCATCAAGAACTAATGCGACAGATGGTCTTTCAAAATCCTCATATTTCTTTTGAGTTTCAATTAATTCTGTAATCATTGAATCTTCATAATGGTCTTCACAATCAAAATATTTATTCATCAATTTTCCTTTGGGATCAGCATTCAATGTGTTCGATATAATTTTCACAATATCAAACTTGTCTTTGTACATGTCGGGATTACATAAAAGATTCACAACAAGATTTGATTTCCCTTGTTTTACAGACCCAATGATTAAAAGTAATGATGGCGGTTGTGGAAGATGTGGGTGAATGTCCGCAAACTTATCATCTGGATCTGGATCTTTTACTTTAAAAACCTTTGGTGGCGCTTTCATTTTTTTCATTGGTTTATTACGCGATGCCGCCATTCTCAATTCTTCTGGGGTACAATCACATTCATCTTTTCCATTCGGACAGTGTGGCATTTTATATATATATAATATATTTTTTAATCAAGAAATAAACTAAATATTAAATCCTCTGGGATTCTGTATCGATCCAATCGATTTGTTCCCCCCCCTTTAACCATTACTTGTCCCGCGTCTAATTGTTTTTTTCCAAGACCAATTCCCATCTTGTGTTTTGAATATTTCATTCTTAAATCTTTTGTATTACATAAAGTTTTTTTTCCATCAATCATTTCATATCCATTTCCGAGAACGGTTTGATGTTGTGAGTTAATCATATTTCCACATGAACCAGATTTATCACATAATAAATTGTTCCAATCTTTTTTATTCGTCCAAATACGAGTTCTTTTTTGATAGCCCCAATCCGAATACATACAGTAATCCACATCATAAAATGGAATGTCTTTCATTATTTCTCTTTTCTTTAATTTTCCAGTTG